TCCGACGATCTTCTCCCATCCTTTCTGACGGCCATAGACATTATTGATCTTATACATTCCATTCAGCCGTCTCCATTCCGGATTCTTGTCGATCATCACGCCGATTTCATGAGCGTCCTTCTTGGTTGGATCCTTTGGCGTCTCATCCTGCATGGTAAGTGCCTCTCTGGCCACCATCCGGATGCATACCCGGTCACCCTTGGAGAATTTGGCGAGATATTCGTTGATTGCTCCCTCCCGCCAGTCATCCTCCATAGCTGCCTCCTGCACTGCGCGATAGGTTGCGACCAGATCCCTGTTTGCAAAATTCTTCATCTCGCCTCGCTTGTATTTGTCCCTGGCTTCTGCCCAGCATTGCAGAATGTACTCCCGGCATTCCTGCTCGATGTCATGGAGAGTATAACCGTCCATGTTGACCTCGACTGGATAAAACCTCCGGTTTCCTGTCTTATCCTTCAGAAATCGCCGGTTGTTTGTAGTGCCGATGAAGACGCAACGCCTCGGAAGAGATGACGGTGAGCGGGCATAAGGCTTCCGATATTTGTCAATCTGCCTGGTGATAAAGGCCTTTACCGCTTCCTGTTCACTCGTCTTGTTGAGCGCCAGCATCTCGGAGATTTCGCAGATCCATGCGCCTTCCAGCTGCTCGATGCTTTCCTTGCCTTCAAACTGTGTGACCTCGGAATAATAGTTGTCATTGATCGCCAGCCACCGGATGATGGAGGATTTCCCTTCGCCCTGTTTCGTGCCAATCAGGACGGGCACATCATCGAATTTGCATCCGGGCTCATACAGCCGGTTGATGCCGCCGGCGAAGATCAGACGGGAAACCTCGCGTGTATAATCGGAGTCTTCGCAGCCCATCCATTTTGTGAGGAAGGAGCCGATCCGCTCCGTGCCATCCCATGCCGGCAGCGCTTCAACGATGTCCATAACCGGATTGTATTCCCGTTCCCGGAAAAGCAGGAGCAGAGCCTTTTTGTGCTTCTGGTCCGAGTACATCTTATATTGCTCCTCAATGTACCGCTGGCTCTCTGCCTCGTCCGCATCTTCCCAGTCTTTAATTGTCAGCTTGCCGTTTTCAATCAGATGGATCTCCGGTGCAGCCTTCAGCAGATTGTAATGGTACTTTTCATATTGCGGATCAAAGAACATGATGCGTTGATAGTTGTTCAAGGAAGACACCGGCACTCCGTTTTTGTCCAGGTCAAGATAAACCGGAAACTCATTCGCAGCGTTGTAATTGCTTACCTTCTGGGCCTCTTCTTCAGACAGACGGTCCGCTTTCTCCAGCTGATCAAAAATCTTGTTCAGGATTTTCACAGCATCCGTCCCCAGCTGCATGGCGCGGGAGATGAAGATGCCGCGGATCTGACTTCTCTCCACGGCAGTACTGACACCATAAAAGGCGTCCGAAGCCAGGGCACAGAGGCCATTTAATTGTTGGTCTGAAATGGCCTCGTTAATTGCAAGCATTCCGTCTCTGTTGTTCTTATCCATCCATTGTCACTTCCACCTCTTTAGCTGCTCCCGTGCCGCATAATACAAAAGGTTATAAATCAACCTCGGTGTATTTTGTGGGGCACAGAACAGGATTGTGATGTTGAATCGGATCTGAAAAGACAGCAGTGATGCGACCAGTGATTTCTCGGAGAGCTGCGAGCGGTAATTGTGCAGGTAGATATCTTCCCATGTTGCATTCTCAATGATCAGGAAGACCTTAGTGCCTGAGGCTTTTGCCCGGAGGAATTCCCGCTCAAAGCGCTCCCTGGCTGAAGTGAAGTTCCCGGCGATTTCGTCGAGGTTCCGCTTGCGCTCGATGACAATGTCCTCTTCCAAGGTCATGTCGCCGATCTGCACGGAGTAATCCCCGACATCGAGCTTGCGTGTGATGTACTGGATGCCCTTCTGTTCCCACCACTCTGTCAGATGGTTATTCACCTGTTCCCGGCTGTCAGCAATGATTGTCAGCTTCTTCAGCTCTGCCGACAGCTCGGCTTCAGTCCAGTGCTTTACCATCAGAACGGAATATCGCCATCATCTTCGCTGTCATCCAGCTCGGTGAATTCCTGCAGCGTCGGCATTGCCTGCGGCTCGTCATCACGGGCCTTCCAGATGAATTCCGGCAGATTCTTTTCCTTGCTGGATCCTGCTTCAATCCACGGATAACGGTCCGGCTCAAAATAGCCATTGTCATTGACCTTCAGCTTTACGGCACCCTGTGCACCGCGCCACTGGAAGCAGCTGTCGGGATTCGCCATTGCCGGATTAGATTTGATGCCAGGGAAGGCATCCAGAAACTGAGAGAAGTTATCGTCGAAGTATTCGTTATCAACGATGTAGGCCTTGACCGTCGAAGCCGTCCCGGAAGGCCGGAAGCTGATAACGAGCATCTGCTTCCCGCTCGACTTGCTGGTGGTGGATTCTGCATTCAGAATGATGCAGCGGTAATTGCCGGGAGTGCGTTCAACGTGCTCCGGCTTTTTGTAAGTGTAATTAGACCAAGACATGATATTATTTCCCTTTCTTTGATTTGTAATAGGTTTCAAGGTTCCATTTTGAGGTATATTTTTCGATCAGGCCATATTTGTCGAGATACCGCATGAACTGCCTGATCATTAGTTCTATGGGCTGCGTGTCCTCCGGATAATAGATCTCCTTATAAACGAATTTGCCGTCACAGGAGAGGTATTCAAAGCGTCTGGCCTCCGGCACGAGGTAAAAATACATCGGGTGCTGCGGTGAATGCAGGTATTTGTTGAGGTGGTAATTCTGCGAGAATTTGGTATCGTAGATCACTCCGGCTCGGAGGAAGTCAAGCACACCGTGCAGCTGAAAGCACACACCGTCAACGATGATATCCCGCTTGATGTCAACCTGCTGCTGTGAGCCGTGCAGATATTCTGCAAGCTCTGTTACAGGCTTATACCACTTATGATCTGCCGGAACATAAGCACCATTCAGAGCAGAGTTGACGCAGCCCTCAAAGGCAACACCGTTCAGCATCTTCTCTGTCGGCTGCTTCGGGATACGGTCGAGCGATTTTAAAAACCGCTCGTACCCTTCATCCGTTACAAAACTGTACTGCCAGTCAGACAGGAGGCTCTGCGTCAGGTGAAATTTAGGATTTTGCATCTCCTGCCACCCATGCCTTCTGTTTGGCATCCCACTTCAGGCCGAGCTCCTTGCAGCGTGCCTTATAAATGGCTCCAATTTCCTTCTTGGAGGTCAGTGCGTGTGGGAGAGTGTCCAGCACCTTGGCAAACTGATTTGCGCTCTCAGCGTCCGTGATGGCATCCATCATGCCCGGAACGCTTGCCATCAGATCATCGTAGGCCTTCTGCTGCGGAGCGAGTGCTGCCGTCTCTGCTTTGAGATTCTCCCGGACCTTGGCAAACAGCTTGGTGAGGAAATCATTCGGATCTCCATCCTTCAGCTCTGGCACCTGGATAGTGCCCCGGATACCGTAGGCCGATTTTGCCGTATACTCTTCGGTCGGAGTAAAGCCAAGGACCCGCTTGCCGTTCTGAATAAAAAGATGCGCTGCCAGATCTGCCGGCTGGTAAACCAGAGTCTTGGCAGAGCCTTCGCAGATGAGATCATAGAAGATGCTTTCGCCGTTCTTGGTTTTGGCCTCATGGAAGATGTACACCACGTTGAAGTTCTTCCGGAGATCTGCGGAGAAATCGAGGAACAGCTGTTTGACATACCCGAAGCCCTGCTGCGAAATGCCCCCGGTTCTTTTTGATCCGCCGGTGTATTCATCCGGATGATTGACCACATGGTCCTTCATCATGTCAACCAGTGCACCACCTGTGTCAACCACGATGGTCTTGTACTGACCTTTGGCTGCTGCCACGTCGGCCTTGACTTCGTCGAAGGTCTTGCAGATGGAAGTGTCCTTCCGGTGAGCGGGATTCACTCGCGCTGTGCCTTCGTCCGCATCGATCAGCAGGACATCCGGGGCAGAGAGTGCCAGTGTGGTCTTGCCTGTTCCGGGAAGGCCGGAAATGATCATGATTACATTCTTGCCGCTGAAATCCATTGCGGCGGGTTTGATAATAGCCATTCTTTATATCTCCTTTTTAGTATTTCCTTCATAGCCGTACCGCACATCAAACGGCACAAACAGGCTGCCGACATAGAGGGAAATCTCCCTGTCCATTTTTGCTTTTGCTTCCCACAGGTCAGGATCCTCTTTGGAAACCTCAATAATCAGATCTCCGTAATCCGTCCAGACCTCATCAAGAGCCGCCCGGAACTGCTTGAACTTAGTTTCCCTCATGCCGATCCTGCCCAGGGCGATTGTCACCATGTCCATCACGAGAAGCCTTGTGCGCTCTCTGATCTCATGCGCTTGCCTGTCCATCTCGTCCTGGATATAGGTGTTGACCACCGTGCTCAGAGTCGCACCTCGCTTCTTGTGCGGGATCTTCTTGACCTTTTTCTGGCTCATTTTAAATCCTCCGGAATTTCCGGCAGCGGCATCCAGTGCGTGACTGTATCCGTGATTGCTTCATTGATCCAGTCAGGCGAGTGATGCGGGAGAAACCACTTCCTTGTTTTATGGTCTGGTCCGTAATAATACGGAGTGATTCCGATGTACGGCCCATCTTCTCCCAGAATGCCCTTTTTCTCCGGCTCAACATTGATCTGGCGATAGATTACCGTAAGATACCTCCCATTCTCTTTTGGGAGCTGCTCCCCGGCAGGGATCCATTCTAAAATCATTTCTCCCTCCCCATCTGCTCGGTATCATAACCAACGTGTTCAATCTGCGCGTCCTCATCTTTCTTTGCAGACTGCTTGCCGATGAAGACACCGATGGCATAGCACGCGACAGCTGTCGCAAGCTGGATGATTACAATCATGGTCACTGCTGCAGTACCTCCTTTAAGTTATTCGCCAGCCGGATAATGCCGTTGATTTCGCCGATTGCCTCGACACGGTAAAGATTGTCCTGGCTGTTATCGCCTAAACCTTCCGTCAACATCTCATCCATGATTTTCTCAACTAATAGGGCGACATTGTGGTTAATGGAATCTACGTCAACTTTCATCTTTCATCTCTTTCAGCGGGCAATCATCGTCCCGGACGAGCATCAACTCTCTGGTCTTACTTTTCGGCAGCTCCCGGCTGTCAACTCTGCACCGGATGAAGGATCCGTGCCCGCCATTTGCCACGTTGACATGGAAGAACGGACACGCAGCGCAATCATTCGGCAGCTTCCAGCCTTTGATAAAGACACCTTTGGTCACGGTTCCTCCTTCGGCTCAAAAAAGCCTTTGCACAGATTGTTCTTCCCTTCCAGCCACATATCAAAGCATTGTGCATTAGGATTCATGCATTTCTTCCAATCTTTTGCAACTGGCCGAGCATCTTTGCCCCACCATCTGCAATCTTCGCATTTTGGTTTGTCCATGTCTCCTCCTCTAAGCATTCCACTGGAGACATTGATCCCAGGTATCCCGGAAAGTGTCTTCTGTGTTTGTTTCGCTGTCAGATCTCCACTCTAATATTGGCATCGGTTCACCAACATCAGGGTTGTCGCCGTAGCAGAGAGCCACAATGCTGAGAAGCTGAATCTGGATCTCATCCCTGAGTTCCATCAGCAGATCATTTCTCCACGGCAGCCAAATACGTTCACCTTTATTGTTTACCTGGCAATACCGTTTAAACTGGTCAGCTCCTTCGCTCGTCAGGAGTGTTGTCTCCATCTGGATGAGCCGCTTTACATTTTCAATCCGGTCTAATATGTCCTGCTCCCTGCGGAGCCTGGCTTTTTTGTCTTCCATTTTTCCTCCTTCTGAATTTTGAAATATCCAACCCCAAAGCAACAGCGTGCTTATAGAGTGTGGTCCTGTCGCATTTGGTGGCCTCCCGGAGTTCTGTCCAGGTGTTGCAGTACGGAAGGAATTTGATGAGCATACTGTCGATCTCTTCTGATGTTTTGCGATGGATGCCGGCAGTGTAATCCTTCAGCCCTTTGCACGCGGTTCCGCTGCATTTATCCTTTGTGCAGTTGAGGCAGAAATTAATCTGCTCCTGTCTCCCTTCAATCATTCTTCCGACACCTCTTCACCGTCATCCGGAGGGATGATCACAAGGCACGTTTTGCCGTAATAATCATAGATCTCCTTGACATGATGGAAGGAATAGGCACGGTGCATATAGATCAGATAAGACAGATTCGGATCCTCACCGATCAGCGTCCTCCCTGTTCCGTCCGGCTGCTCGCTAAGAAGCATGAATCCGGCCTTGGAAAAATAATAGTATTTGTGCAGCCCCATGAGCCGCTCACCGATGAAGTTTTCAATCGGAGGCTTATTATGCTTTCTGATCATCATCGGCCTCCTGATCTCTGCGTACCTTATGCGGCTGAAGCTGCTGCTTCCACTTCTTCCTCTGGATCTCCCAGTAAACACCCTTTGCATTCAGCCGCGCACTGGAAACCTTCTCACGCCATCCACACTTCTCGCATTCGGCTGAAGATGCTTCCGTTGTCCAGGACGAGCAATCAACACCTGTGTTGTACTTGCATTTTATAAGCTTGCTGTTCACGGCCTTGTCTGCCTCCATTTCTCGGCATCCATCCAAGACGGGTCAAATGGTTCGTCATCCTTGCCGATCAGCCAGGACGCGACCCGCTCCGCAATGGCTTCAAAGTCGATCCGCACAGCCTTCCGTCTCTGCTTGCTTCGGAAGATCACGCAGATCAGCCACACAGCATAGATGCAGAACAGGATGATCAGAGCTTTGTCAATAGCCGCAAGGCGAATGAATCTTGCAAAATCGAGCATTGTTATGTCCTCACTTTCATGTTATACTGGTTAGGTAAACACTTTCCCGTGTTTATAGGTTCCTGCCGTTGCCAGTCTGGTCCACTGGTAACGGCCTTTTCTTTTTCATGTCTTCTTCTGCTCTTTGGAAAACATGAAATCAGAAAAGTAATACAGGTCATCAAGTGCATAAGCTTTTAGGTTCTCTGGGTCAGCCATGAAGTTATCCAGGCATTTGCGGCAATAGTGCATAGCGATCAGATCATCGGCCTTGAACAGTTCTCCACAGCATTCGCAGGAATACAGCGGGATGTGTCTCCAACTTCCGCATTGGCAAGGTTCAAAATCACCGATGTGGATCCTGCCACATTCCGCACACTGATATCTGACTTTCATACCTGCCACTTGTCTGCGATCTCTTTGATAAGATCAGAAATCTTATAAGGCGACACACCATGCAGACTTGCCAGAAGTGCGTTCTTCTCGGCTTCATACCGCCGGATTCGTTCACTGTATGGCATGGCCTTGATCTCTGCCTTTGTAAGCTCCTTCTTCATTCCGTGGCCTCCTTTAATAGTTTTTTGGTTCTTCATCCAGTGCTTTTCCTCCATTCCACCAGTCTGCAACTTCGATCTTCAACGGGCTTGCAAGCGTACACGGTGCTACACTGCAATGTTCTTTGTTTCCGCAGTGAATATAGTATCTGATCTGGTTGCCAAGCTTGTAGCTGTCCATGACAGCTTTACCGCCACAAAATGGGCATTTTCTGAGCATTGCCATTTGGATCCTCCTTTCTATTTCCTTGCCAATTGGCATTTCAGATGGGCAAGCGATGTTATACAGATTCCACTGCCGCTGATCCCGTACCGCTTCTTAACGGTTCTCACGCAACATCCGTCATACATGGCAAGTTCCTGCAATGTGATGAAATCCTTGTGGAAGGCATCCCACAGCCGTTCAACTGTCAGCCGTTCCTCTTCGTATTCCTTTGCCATCTTTTCCCCCTTCCTTTGCATTTCGGATCTGACGGATAAGCTGAAAATATGCCGCCTTGTTCAGCGTCGGTGTTCCAACCGATTTCCTGCCGCCGGTGAATGATTTGTTCTTTGCCATGTCACACCCCTTCAAAAATAGATATCTGCCCTTGTGCAGAAGATTCTTTTGACCATTGTTCTGCCATCGCCTTCGCAATGCCTGGAAATGTTTTGCTCCGCATCTTCGGATCTCGGAATCCTGCGCTCATGCCATACTTCGCTTTATTGTGACCGTGTGCGCCTACCCAATAGCCGGTCGGATCCACAATGTCCGTTGGGATCAGCTTTGGAAGATTCTTCAGCCACAGGCACGTCTTTTTCTTGAACGGATGACCATATTCATACGGTTCAATAATCTGTGAGTATGGCGGCAATCCGAAGATCTTCATTGGAATCGGATTCTCTACCGCAATCCTGTCGCAATCAGCGTTGAGGAATTCCATGAAGAAGACAGCTGCGTCTTTCCCCTTCTGCAATCTCAGATAGTCTTTGATGATGCCGTCTTTCGTGTATAGTCTCATTGCACCGGCGGCGGTCAGATAGGTGCATGGTGGGTGAGCAATAAGCAGATCCCATTTCCCGTTGATGATTACCTTTTCACCACCCCCCCCGACAATGAATTCACAATTGCCATTTATCAGAGGCAATGCATCACCGGTGATGTGCCATTCTGGATGACCGCCAGAACACGCTTGAACATCGCAGGAATAGGCTTCATGCCCAAGTTCACGGAATGCCTTGCATACTGCTTGACTTTCTTCGCAAGCTATTAGAACCTTCATGATTCACCCCCACACTCAAACATTGATATCTGTCCGTTCAAATTCCGTTCCTTTTCCATCCTCTTGGCCTTGTATTCGTTGTACTTCATACGGTATTCATAGCTTTTGCCGAAGACGTTCCACGCAGCTTTGACAAGTACTGGTTCATAAGGTCTGATCTTTTCCAGATCATCAACGGCCTTGTATGAGATAGGGCAGCCACAGCAGCCTGTTCTTGTCAATCCATAGACCTCATATGCGTCTGAATATCTGATCTTGTAATGATCCTTGTACCATGCTTTGTCTTCGTCAGAGACGTAATACAACGGTCTGAGCCTGTATGATCCGTCAGCGGTTTCAGTAAAGCACAGTGCTGTGTTGTCTTTCCTCGGAACGGATCTCATGCCGCCTTCATCTCTGCGTTCGCCGGTGATGACCATTTCAAATCCTTTTTGCACCTGGTGTGCGATATTCTTCTTGCAGTAATCACAACACTTTGCGCTGATCTTGAAGTCCGGTGGAAACTCACCGATAAAATCCCGCATATACTTGGAAGAATTAATGACAAGCTGAATGTCTGGCCTTGGCTCTCCGGCAGCATTGCAGCAGCACAGGAAATTGATCACACTCTCGCAGTGCGGATATCGTTCTTTCAGTTCCTTCCGCTTTGCGGCTTTGTCTTCAGCCTGGTCATATTCATCTGCAATAGATAAAGGGATTTGCTTTTTCTGCCACTCTGAAAGACCGCTTGACATGATCTTTGAAACAAATGGAACTCCGTTTCTTCTGACAGCGTTTACAATGTTCACCTTTGGCCTGTATTCCGTGATCTTGACACCATACTTCTTTTCTGTTGCTTTCACATGGTCCTTAGTTGCTTGTAGCTCAAGGCCAGTGTTGAAGAAGGCATAGTGTACAGGAGGCAGGAGAAACATCTTCCGCGCACGTTCGATTAGATCAATCATGATGTCGCTGTCGGATCCACCGGAGTAAGAACAGATTGCATTGGGATGTTCTTTTAGGCGTTGAACAATGATGCTCTTGATCGCTTCAAACTTCCGTGCGCTGTCGAAGTCTGCGTATGGTGGCCGGTCAGTGTATACCCGGCTCCGGTACTCTTCTTTCGCCATCACTCGCACCCATTCAGCAATCCAAGCCGCTCAACGATCTGCTCATAAACTCCCCAAAACGCAGGATCATCAAGCTCTCTGATCGCCTTGTACTGGTACATGAACTTGATCACGCAATCATCGTCTTCAGCCAATGCCAGGTTGCACCTGTCGGTGCATTTGTCGATTGCTTTTTCTAAGCGCATCATGTTTTTCACTCCGTTTCTGTCTGCAACAGATAGTCTGTTGAGCAATTGAAAAGATCGGCCATCTTGATCAGCTTCTGCATTGGGATGTCCCCCTTTTTTTCCCAGTTGTAAATTGTTTTGCGCGTAACGCCCAACTTTTCTGCAAGATCTTCCTTGGTCATCTTCCTCTTAGCTCTTTCCATTGCGATGTTCGGATAAAACACAAAATCACCTCCTTCCGGTTTTAGATACGCATTTTGCGTATCTTGAGGGAATTGTAATACACCTTTCGTGTAGTTGCAACAACAAAACTACGCAAATTCGGTTACATACTACTCATAATGTGTAGTTAATTCGGTTACAGATATTCGAAAATGTGTAATTTGCTGTTGCTTTTTTACCCGTTGCGTGTAATAATAATCGGCAGGAGGTGATTTTTATGATTAGATTGCGAGAGTTAAGAATTGAAAAAGGCAGAAATATGTCTGAAATGGCAAAAGAAATAGGAATCCCTTATACAACATATATCAGCTATGAAAAAGGAGAGCGTGAACCTAATTCTGAAATGCTTATTAAACTATCACGGCATTTCGGAGTCTCTATTGATTATCTCATTGGCCGCACAGATATAAGAAAACCCGTTATCCTGGAAGATAACGGGCAAAAGGAGAAATACGAAGAACTTAAGCGGATGCTTGATCAATTGACGGATGAGAACGCTGCGTCTCTAAAAGAATACGCGCTCTTTCTTCTACAGCGTCAGCAATCTCCGGGTGATCAATAACAAGCTCCATTATTTCTTCTTTTGTACTCACAGACATTCACTCCTTTAAAGCGGGTTGTTTTATGAATTAATGATAGCATATATTTTCCAGTTTGTAAAGAACTAATTCATAAGAAATATATTGCTTTTTGCCAAATTTCTTTATTTTTTATCACTTTTTAGTGTTTTAAAGGATTCTTTAAGTTACTAACAATTTTTTCACATTTCAAAGAAGGGAGAATTCACCGCAATGTATCAGCGGCAAAGTGACAAGCGATGGTGTGAAAAGGTCAAGATTGATGGCAAATTAAAGGTCATCACAGCATTGACACAAAAGGAATTGAAAAAGAAACTGACGGATGTTGATTCATATAAACTGCACTGGAAGACCTTCACAGAGTGCGCAGATGAATGGGAGACAAAGCACCAGAACGTTATTGAGGAAAAGACCATGCAATCATACCGGCCACACATCAACCGCGCCAAGGACTATTTTGAAGACGAATACATAGCAGACATCACGCCGGACATGATTCAAGCATACATGGATCACCTTGCCGGCAGACGGTACGCAAGAGACACTTGCCACAGGTCCTTGAATATTCTGAACATGATCTTCCGCTATGCCATCACTCAGCCAGGATCTCCGATCCGGTTCAACCCTTGTGCATCGGTAACGTTACAGAAAGGTCTTTCCAAGACGCGGAGAGAGCCGCCAACAGCGGAGCAGATCGTCAAGGTCACACCGGACAGTACAATGGGCCTGTTTGCATACTTCCTGCTTTTCACTGGCCTCCGAAGGGGTGAGCTTCTTGCCCTCAAATGGGAGGACATCGACAAAGAGGCAAAGCAGATCCACATCCGCAAAGCTGTGTCTTATGCAAGCAATCAACCGGACGTGAAGAACAGGACCAAGACGGAAGCAGGAATGCGTGACGTTGCCCTCCTTGACGTTCTGGCGAACGTTTTGCCGGATGGAAAGAAAGGATATGTCTTCGGCGGTGAAAGTCCTCTGACGGCCACACAGTTCCGAAAACAGTGGTTAGCCTGGTGTAGATCCGTAGGCCTTGCCGAAGCAGAAGTCACGGAACACAAAGGAAGCAACGGACACACCTACAAATCCACGAAATGGCACCCACTTGTGACACCGCATCAGTTCCGGCATGAATATGCCTCCATGCTTGAAGATGCGCAAATCAGCGAATTTGAAGCTAAGAATCTGATGGGCCATTCTTCCATCCTTGTGACAAAGGACATATACACCCACATCCGGGAGAAAAAAGCCGGCAAAGATGTTGCCGACAAACTCAATACCTACATAAAAGAAAAAACGGCAGGAAATAATCCTGCCGTGGTAAAGAATAGGTAAAGGTGAGTGCCAAAACCCCTTATTTTATTGGTATGTTTACCACCCTTTTAAGGCGGGTGTCCGGGGTTCGAGCCCCCGCTGGAGCATAAACAAATGCCTTCAAAAGTGACAGCTTTTGAAGGTTTTTTCTTTGTTTTCGGAACTTTCCCAAAAAGTGCCTTGTTTGGTCTATGACAAAAACCTACATAAACCTACATAAATCTGCACATATTTGGGTAAAGGTTTGGGTAAAGGTTTTTACTCGTTATTCTCTCGGTTATACTCTGCCGTGCTGATGCCGAGGATGGTACCAAGGCAAGCGCAGAATGCGGCTGAAATCTCGGCAACAATTGTGGAATAACCCCAACTGAAAACCTTGTCACAGACACAATAAAACGTTGTCAGCGCAGGGATCACGCACAGTACAAGCCATTTCAAAACATCATATACCTTGTTCGGAAGTTTCATAGTTACGCTCCTTGTTTGTACAGATTTCGGATATCGTTTTTTGTCACTGCGATATCCGTCTTGATCTCGGCTATGTCTGTTTGGATGCTTCCCAGCTTTTCCGCATAGCCGTTGTGTGTGTCAAGTTTCGTTTCAATGGATTTGAGCCTGTTTTCCAGGCGTTCGTCTTTGATGGCTTCTTCAATGTCTCTTTTCTTCTTTGCTTGCCATGCGCCGATCAGCTGCACGATGATCGCAGACACCGCACCGATCAGAGCAGCAAGGACTGTGTCGCTCATTGGCACCCTCACTTTCTGCTGTAAATAATTTCTAATGTCTTCTGATCAGCAACGCCGGTCTGCTCTATTCCTTTTGACTGCTGCAGCTTTTTGACTGCAGCCTCTGTGGCAGGCCCGAAGTCTCCGTCGAGTTTCGCTCCGTAGAGCTGCATATCATTAAGGCCGCTCTGGAGGAGGAGCACATCTCTGCCAAGATCACCGCGCCGGAGGATCCTCATTGTGACGGCTGCCGTCTGCTCTGTTGGAATGTCTATCTGGCAGGCATCATCGGAGCAGCCGCCAGTATTACCAACAAGCTGATTATAATAACGCTGTGCAGCATTAATCCGATCAGAGAAGTTGTTCACAAAAGGCCTCTCAAATTCAGCACAAATTCGCTCCGCTGCCTTCGGGAGATCTTCTGTGGTGCAAAGATACTGGTACAGCCCATCAAAGTCCTCACGCAGCTCTACGAGGCAGAATTCGCACTGCATTCGCTCGTCGCTGATCGGCACGGCCTTTTCTTTGGCGAACAGGTATAGCCGGTCTTTTCTGCTGTCGAGTGTCCACTGGCACAGGCCGTATCCGTAGCGGTCCGACATGAACTGCCATCTCGTCATGATGCCTTGCTCGACATTATAAGTATAATCTCTGTCTCCCATCGGGCAATTGTCCTGGACATTGTTGCTCTTTAGTCCTGACTCCGCCCACATATTGCCCATCATAGCACAAGCACCGGCTGGCGAAAGGCCACCGGCACGAAGGGCATCATAGATTGTTTGTTCGCTCATGGCGTCCCCTTCCCTTTCTGATATTAAAAAGAACGTGCATCCGATGAGCAAAAAGGACACCCGTTCAAGGCAGGGTTATTTTTATCATATTTTGGGCCTTCAACAAGCGGAAGGGTTAATTGTTTGAAAGGGAGACTTTCACCTCACTTTCATCCCTGCCGGTTTCACTTAATAGCGGTTAAAAAAGAGTATAGGCTTAGATCTGACATTATTACGGCTGTTTTTGCAAAGTTTCTGCAAGAACACCAATATTATTTCTGTTTTCGCACTATATCCTCAAAACTGAGCCGCTTCAGTTTCAATCATTGCATCTGAATTGCATCTGAATTGCATCCGGATGCAATGTCCGTTTTGTCCATATGCTTATGGACGGCTGAAAAGCTGATTTTGAAGTTTAAAGATTACTTTAAACCTCCATTAAATAGCGGTTGTAAAACCCAACCGGCATGGCAGCCAATCGGTGAAACTGAGCCGCTACAGTTTGTGTTAACTACAAGCTAATCGACAGCTTGATGTTGGTGTGATAGGATAGGTTATTCGGTTGTTTCTTTTGGGAGACGATCAAAGAGTTTGCTGTCAAGAATGACACCGTCCGATCTAATAATAATGACATCGGTGTAAATGTTAGCTGTTGAAGCCGCAGCGCAAATTGTGTAGAATTTTGAAAATGCTCTTGATTCTGCATCTTCACCGTGAAAATGGTCATACAGCAAGCCAAAAGAACCGTCTGCACGTTTCTGATTTTCGATTGTAGTATAGAAATAATCCATTTTATAAACCTCCAATTAAATATATTTGAACGAGCCAATGAAGATGAATGACCGTACATTGCTTGAAAAATTGTTTACGATCTGCCCCGTGCTATTTACATCAAATTGATAATTAGCGGAGCTGCTATCCATCATCAACATATTTGCTACAGCGACTGTGTTTCCTACCGGACGTATATTGTTTGGTAATGTAAATAAAATGCCTGTTGATATGGCATTAAATTCTCCGTCATGGTAATTGTCCCCACGTCCAAAAATAACAGCGGTTTTTGTAATTGGGGAGCATACTATTCTACCAAGAGATCTTGCAATATTCGTTGTATTTGGCAATAATGATAACTCTATGCTTTCACTACTTAAAGTGTTTTCTAAGGTGTTTAAAGAACCCTTTAACTCTGCAATTGCTTCGCCAGTCGATCCTGCTGTATGTTCGGAAAGTCCATCATCGTAGCTGATGTTTTCTGCCGTCAATGTGCGGTCTGCCGTCAGGTCCATATTGTTGATCTTGCGGCTTGTAGGCACAGCACCAACGTCAGAAGCAGACAGCGTTATGTCAGCAGACAAAGCTTTGTTGTTGACCTTCCTTGTTGTCGGAACCCTTGACGTGTCGGAAGGATGCACGTGATCAGCACGGGCCGCTGTTGTTCCGGTGCCGACCGCTGCAGTGCCGTCCATCTGCGGTGCAGTGCTTGCCAGATCCGGTTTTTCGTTGGCTTTGTCATATGCCGCCTTTACAGCTGTAGGCGTTGCGGCTGTGCCGCCAGAAGTGCCAGACGTTGTTGACGTTGAATCAGACAGCTTCACATGACCGTAATTGGAAGCATTTCCAGCTCCATACGTTGTGCCTGTTGATGCGTGATTGGTAGGCGCACGGCTTGTGTCTGTTGGGTGTACATGGTCGCCCCTGGCATACTTTACCTCTGTACCAACAGCCGCTGTTCCGTCCATCTTTGGCGTTGTTGTCGAAGGATCTGGAATGTTTGCCACAGCGGTGATGATTGCCGCAATCTGCTGAGACAGGATATTGTAATAATCCGTCTGCATGAATTGCGTGTCCGTCAGAACGGACGGCTGCACAAGCGTTTCCCAAAGGAACGTTGTCAGAACAGCCCCGTTGCCATCGTAGAATGACAGCTGCATTGGAACATCCCCTGCGACCGCAAGCGCATTCTGGACGATTCTGAGCGTTGCTACGTTGCCTGACCAGGTGACGGCTGTGTTGCCTTCCTCGTCCGTGTCATACATTCCGCTTGTGCCAAGCGGTGTGCGGAACTTGATCACGCCGATTGCACCGGCCGGCGGTGTCCACGCAATGCCGGCATCATAAAGATTCGCCGTCAAGATCCTCGATTGATTATCCCCTTGCACAGCGTGAACCACTGTTGCAATGTTCGGATAACCAACATTCAGATCAACCGTTGTTGTCGATGGTGTCATCTGTCTCCCCTTCCTTCTGTTGCGTCTTCAGCATTGAAGCAACCATCAAAATCGAATTTACGGATGCGTACATTGTCAGCCAATACGTTCCGTCAACTTTGACAGTTTTCAATGCTTGTGCTGTCTTGATCAATTCGTCATAGCAATCAATTGGCATTTTTATTCACCAACCTCACTCTCACCGAATCAAGATGAATCTCTATGTTTTGGAAATAGGTATATCCTTCATAGACTTTATCTGCATACTCTATGCGGCAAGTTTCTTCTGGATCGCAAAACAAATCATTGACTTCTGTCGGTGTTTTCTCTTTAACTCCGATAGTCAACATATTGCGTTCAGTGCTGTGTATAAAGTATCCAACAGATACCTCTTTTCCTGTTGCCGTTTTTATTGTTGTCATCTTTTTATCCTCAATGCTTCAGCACCCATATTTCTGATGAATCTGTAGCCACATAAAACCGTTCTGTATAACCGATGTATTTATCCTCTCCATCGTAAACTTTAAGATATTTATTCGTGAATGTTGGTATGGTGATCTTTTGCCACGTTGCTTCAAAATACTGCCCACCATAATCGACAAACATCCTTTTTGCGAACAGTCTGTCTTCGGCAGTAAGTACACTGTCAACAGTGATGTTTTTCGCATGGCAATAGTTTGCTGTCTCAGTATTGTTAAATACACCATGTGAGAAATCAGCACGGTCAAGGCTTGTATTAATTTCATCATCAACGGAAAACGTTGACAAACCGCCGCCAACAATTTGATCATCCGACAGCGTATGCCATTCCATCTTGTCACCTGGAAGCGTTGTGTTTGCAATGTTCGACCCAGTAATTGTAAGATCGCCAATCTTGCTACCTGTTACTGCTTTACTGTCAAGCTTAGATGTTGTTATAGCGAAATCTGCCAGCTTCGTGCCGCTGATTGTATCGTTTTTAAGCTTGCCGCCTTCAATGGACAGATTGGTGATCCTGCTGCCGTTAATAGAACCGGTAGTGATGTTGTCAGCATTCAGATTCTTGACTGTGATCTGCGATGCGTCAATTGTACCGGATGAGATCTTGTCAGCGGAAATCTTTCCGATTGTCAGTGTGCCGTTTTCAAGGTCAATCTTCCATTCATCTGCGGAAATGCTGCCGGTAAGCTTTGAAATTCCGATGCTGTTGCTGGCGATCCTGTTCACGTTCAGCGTCCCTGCGTTTATATTGTCCGCTGAAATGTTTCCAATTGAAAACGTTCCGTTTGTAAAATCGATGTTCCAATTGTTGTTTTTGATGCTACCGGAAAGCTTTGAAACCTCAATGCTGTTTGCGCCGATTCGCTCTGCATTCAGCGTTCCTGTTGTGATGTTGCTTGCATTCAGATTCGTGACAGTAACCCTGTTCGCATCGATTGTGCCGGTTGTGATATGCCCACCGTCAATGATGGTTGTTGTCTCATCACGCATCGGTGTGGTGCAAGTCACCGTGCCGCCAACGGTCTGCCGCTGTGTAGCAACCCACAGCACAGGATAAGAGCTGCTGTATGTCGGTCTGAATGCCGTCCACGTATTCTGTGTGTCCGTTGTCCGTGCCACCCATGCCGAAGGCGGTGTCACACTTTCTATTCCGCTTCTCTCAGAAAAGTAAATAAGCTGTTCACGTGCATTTGCGCTGTTTGCCGTGTCTGTTGCGCCTTTAGCCGTGCTTAATGCTGTTGTCAGGTTACGGTCATAAATGCCGCTTGCTGACGGTGAGTATGTGGTCTCGGATGTGTTATCAACGAAGGTCTTTGTTGTGACATCCCTTGTCCACAGGTATTTCCCAGATGCCCACGTTGGGATCGATGTTGACCAGGAACCGCCTGTTGCGGAACTTGTGCTTGTGCTGAGATAATACTCACGTTTTGTTGAAACACTGGTCACAATCTTCTTCTGCGCTGATGCTGTCAGCTTGTCGATTGTGATGGTGTTCGCTCCGATGCGGTCAGCGTTCAACGTGCCAGCCGTGATGAATTCCGCAAGAAATCCCTGTGCAAACGTTGCGCCCATCGTGAAAGGCCCAGAATAGCCGTTCTGAGATGCGCCCCATCCTTCATAGTTGAACCGCCATACTTTGGAAGCAAGAAGCGGTGAAGGATTGTCAGCGATGTACAGCGTGTCTGGAAGGTCATCGTCATTTGTGTCCAGAAGCCGCACAGAACCGCCGTTTGCGCCCGTGATGGCGGCTGTGGTTACATTTATAGCCTGTTGCATCTCTGCCGTTGTAGGTGCGTTCTCGGCCCTGGTTTGCACAGCTACAAAGCTGTCAGCAAGGCTTGTGCGTGAATCACCGATCTCGACAGAGTTATACCGCTCATTGAGGACATCGTAATTGGTGCGGATGACACGGGCCATCGCAGAAACGCCGATCTTAGGAAAGTCAACCGTGATCTGATCGCACAGTTCGATTGATTGACGGATGTTCTTGAATTCTTCCGTCTGTTCCAGGTTGGCGAATGAAAGATTGATTGCGACCTTCGGCACGCCGACTTTGTTGTTGTTGATGTATTCAGCCGCTTCTTGGTTGAGCTGCGCCACCGTCGGTGCGTTCTCATATTCTCCACTCTTGTCAACCACAAGAATGCGTGAATAATCAAATGTACCGGAACTCTGCACTTCACCGGTGACTATTGTGTCATCCTGCGATGATTTCCAGAAGCACATGACACCTGTGTAAACGCTTGCGCAGTTTTCTTCCTGCTGGAAGTCGGTCAGATCTACGCCGTACCGGATGACAACGCCGTTGTCCGTCCCTCTGGAAGACAGAAGGGCAACATTCCAAACGTTGTATTTGTATTCGCCGCCGTACAGATCGAGCAAAGACCCACGGACACCGCCAAGCAATGACAGCGTTGAGGCCGGTGCTGTCAGCTTCATGGTCTGCGTGTTGGTCTTATTCGTTGTAAATGTGAACGGATTTGAGACCATCGCATTGCTCTTGATCTTCTGCAATGCATTTGCAATACCGCTTGCCGTGAACGGTGTGACCGGCACGCCTTCCAGATCATAACGTACATGGCGTGCATTGATGGTGACTATGCCGTTGATCGGTTTCGTTATTCGGAACACTCGGAACGGCTGCGGATCCTGCGCCGGTGACGGTTTGGCAAGGATGATTGACCGCATCTCGATGTCGCTGAAATGCTCACCGTCAAGCGGATATTGCATTTCAAGCGTGAATTCACCGTTGCGCTCTTCAATAACGCTTGGGCCTATCGCATCCGACAGATGGCCGATGCCGAATGTGCTGAAATCTGTTGTCAGCGAATCAAACAGAATCGGAATCATATCGTCCACCACCTCGGCTTCAGCTTGATGCCGGTGATGCCGCCGCTCCAGAAGATCCGTGTGTCACCTTCTGCCAGCTCAGGGAAAGCACCGGATCCAACACGGTTCATGTTCAGAATCGTGCTTCCGATCTGCTGATAGATCTGCATCACATCGCAATCAATCGTCTTGTTGGCGCAGTTTGAAAGCGTCAGTATGTGCGTTCCGTCTGAAATTGTGCCTTCTCCGCTTCCCTGCACCACAAGCAACGGTTTTGCTGTGAACGGTGAAGGATTGTGCAGGATCTGACCGTTTGTCAGTGTGATAAACTGATCGCCGAATTTATAGAACCGCTGCGGCTTGCAATCAAACTCAATGGTTGCCCTTCCGAAGCGGTTCAAGATATTTGCAATTTCAATGCCGCCGGTGAACGATGCCATGCGGAATGTATCAAGCCAGTATGAATCTTCAAGCCGTCTGTAGCCTTTCACGCAGAGCCATTCAGCTACCTTGTGCGCAATTGTCGTCACCCTCGGTGCTTCAGCTGAAATGTAAATGTCATAACGCTGCTGTACGTTTTCAAAGGCATCCTGCTGGATCAGCAGATCACCGTTGCGGCCTGTGATAGCAATCTTCTCGGATTTCCGTGACGGAAGAATGATGTCTGGATAGCGTTCAACAACAACATGGAAGTCATCCGCTGACTTGTAATCAAACCATATCATGCGACACCATACACCGCCTTTCTTGCATCAATTCTGTTCTGCATCGCATACATCAGCTTGTCAACCAGTTCATCCGTAGATTCGCCAGGCTGTTGATACACAGAAATGTTGAAACCGCCGTAGTTATATGCATTGCTTGTGCCACCGCCAACGCTCATTGCATTCGATACGCCCTGCATCGCTTCGGATGCCGCTTCTGTGACAAGATGCTGATTGCGTGTGATGCCCTGTGCGAATGTCTTCATCATGTCAGGCGCATACGTGCTGAAGTTCTTCAAAGGCCCTTCTTCCGGTTCAGAGAAGTGCAACAAATTCCAGATACTCTGTGCAACTTTCTTCACGCTTGACCACACTTCTTTTGTATGCTCAATAATACCGTTTGCGAAGTTGATAATCAGATCTTTACCCCAACTCCATGCAGCCTTTGTTCCTTCAGAAAACGTGTCCTTGATACTTGTCAGAATATCAAGCACAACCTGTGGCAAACTTCCCGCCATTGAGATCAGGCCTTCAATCAAGGCTTGTATGATCTTCACACCGGATTCAATGATTGTTGGAAGATTCTTAATAATAGCTGTTGCAATTGTGCTGACGATTCTTGGCATCTGATCGATCAATGTAGGCAATGCTTCAGAAAAGCCGTCAATCAAAGCAACGATCAGCTGAATACCGGCATCAATAAGTGCCGGTAAGTTCTCGATCAGTGTATTACTGATCAGTTTAATTGCATCCACTGCAATTGGAATCAAATCTGGTAAAACCGCAATGACCGCATTCAGCAACTGATTGAACAGGCCGACAGCTGTCTGAATCAACTGTGGTGCAAGTGTCTGAAGTACCGGAATCACAGCACCAATTATGCCAGGTATATAATCAATGAACCGCTCCAAGATCGGCTGAACGTTCTTCACAACGTCTTCAAACGATCCAACAACATTGCCAAGCAACTGATCAATGTCTGCGGAATCAGTTCCAAGGCCAATGACGAAGTTCTTCATTGCGGCCTTCATGCCGTCAATCGAACCGGAAACAGTTCCTGACGCTTCCTTTGCCGTTGTACCAGTCAATCCCATTTCGCCCTGGACAATATCGATTGCAGCCACAATGTCAGCAAAGGACAGTGCAAGATCTCCATTTGCAGTTCTCTGAGCAACAAACGTTGAATTCAGCTTTTCTGCGTCTAATACAAGACGCTCCATTTCGCTTTTCGTGCCGCCATATCCAAGCTTCAGATTGTCAAGCATATTGTATGTGCCTTTTGCAAAGCCTTGATATGCGTTCTGGATGCTCTGGATATCGGTGCCGAATGTGTTTGCGTTGTCGCTCATGTCACGGATGGCAATATCTGCCATTCGTGCGGCTTGCTCGGTGTCTCCACCAAGTGATGAAATCAGCGAAGCGGAAAAGCTTGTGACCGTCTCCATATACTGGTTCATGTCCATCCCTGCGGTCTTGTAGGCCTGTGATGCGTTCGCAATAACCTTTTGCGCTGATTCCTTGCCAAACAGCTTTTGCACGCCGCCTTCCAGCTGCTCAAAGTCAGCATATGCGGTGACAACCTCTTTTGCCAGGCTTGCTGTTGCTTTGCCTATCGCAACAACGCCGTCTTTCATGGCTTTAAGGCCGCCCATGATGACTTCCTTTGAAAGCATTGCCTTCAGTGCTTCACCGAAAACAGATGTCTTCTTTGTGGTGTTATCCAGACCGCCTTCCAACTCGTTCAGCTGTGTCTTGGCATTGGCTAAGGCTTCTTTCCACGAAAGCGTCTGTTTGCTATTCGCTCCTGTTGCTTCTGCTGACCGTGCAACCATCTCCTGCAAAAGTTTAATCTTTTCCTTCTGCGTTTCGATTTGCTTGTTGGTCTGCTCGGTGATTGCTTTGTTTTTCTTCTGTGCATCACCCTCTTTGTCAAAGGCAGATGCAACAGCTTTCATTTCAGCATCAAGCGTTTTCGCCTGCTGGATGATTTGTTCTATTTCTTTTCGGTATTGTGCTTCGCCGTCTATACCGATTTTCGGGCCGATTTCTCTTGCCATTTGACCACCTACCTCAAAGACATTGCCTCGTCAAATGTCATTTTCTTTTTCTGCTTCTGATCTGCGCCGTTGAAAATGGCATAGCAGGAAATCATGTCACACATCTCACCATAGCGTGTCACTAAGATTTCCTGCTTTGTCATATGCAGTAACCGCCCGTAAAAGAGGAACCATGACAGGTTAAGGTTTATTCCTTTTTTGCCGGTTCCTTTTCCTTTTTTTTTGGCGGTGCTACCTCTACCGTTTGCTGTAGTCCGTCCTTAAATGCAGAAATGGCGGCGGCTTGAATCTCTTGGAAGT